ATTAAGGCTGAGTTTGACAAGATAAGCTCTCGCATCCATGAGTTCGCCCCGTTCCAAGACATAAGCCCAGATCAAGTTAGGATATCTAACGATGACAAGTGGAAGATGTTCTTCTTGAAGGCAGGCAAGATACGGTTTGATCGGAACTGTCTAGAATTCCCTGAGACCATGAAGATCCTTGATGCCGAGAAAAACATTGTATCTGCCTACTTCTCAGTTATAGGCCCAAAGAAAATGCTTATGCCTCATGAAGGCCCGTGGTGTGGCGTTCTTAGAATGCACCTTGGGATCAAAGTTCCCACTGATGGCAAGGGATGCTCTCTGCTTGTGAACAAAGAAGAGTACAAGTGGAAGGAAGGTGAGGTTGTTGTGTTCGATGATACCTACGAACACTTCGCAGTTAATATGACGGATAACACCCGTGTGGTGTTATTCTTAGATTATATGAGACCGTTGCCTAGACCGCTGAGTTGGATAAATCATCTTGTGGTTTACATGGCTAGGTTCCTGCCGTACTTCAAAGAGCCAATCAAACGGCACAAGAAGTGGGAAGAAACTTTTTATGGAGATGTTAGTTAATGGCGTTTTTGCAGAGTAATATTCCTTACTTTAAGTGCTGGGTCAGAAAAGAATACACACACAACCACCAGAAATATCATGGTGAGTTTGTCCACGCAATGGCAATAGCCGTTACTACAATGCCAAAGAGATGCCTTAGCTTTCAGCTAATATTCACGGGCGCAGAAACCTACGACACTGATGAGCCTAATGTTCATGGTGGTGCTATGTGGGCTAGGATGCCAATAACCGCTTTAGTCGCTGACACCCCTTTTGAAGAATGGCCTGTACCAATGCCTGTATATGCGGCACAACCTTGGGATTGCAGTTCTAGGGAACATTCGGTATATGTACTGGAACGAGCATCACCTTGCCCTTGGCTTGCCAAGATTGATGGGGAGTTTTACCCTGCAAAGTATATGTTCACAGTGGACTACACTGACAATGAAATAGCTGATGATCCTGCTCAGCACAAACAGAGCCATGTGATGGAATTGTTGAATGCTGGCCCTTACACGGGTAATATCGTGGCGTTGCCGAATAACCGTGTTAGGGTTACCCATCCGGCTTGGTTTGAGACTGGGGAAGGAGCGCCTGATTTCAGGCCATCTCAGCAGATACATTATAGTAAGTCTGACCTAGATTACACGTTAGACGTTAATAGAATTTTTGACAATTTATACGCAGAGGATTCTGATGAAGAAATCTAAAGGTTATATGGGCGGCGGCAAGATCAAGATGAAGTCTAAGGGCTACGCTGGTGGCGGCAAAACAAATAAAATGCCTATGACTGAAAAAGACGGCGAAATGGTTCCTGCGTTTCTCGCACAGAAAGGTGGCATGATGCCAAACAAGATGCGAATGGGATCTAAGATGTACGCCAATGGCGGTGTTGCAAAAATAGCCCGTATGGAAGGCGGCGGCGTAGCTAGAGGTTCTGGCGCAGCAAGAACTCAAAAATTCACAAAGAACGGTTAGATGTCAATCGAGCGCCCATTAGAATCCCCGAACGGCTTATTCTCTGCTGGTGAGGGTGACGAGCCGGACTTGGAGATTGAGATTGTAAACCCAGAGGCTGTTTCTATTGAGACAGAAGATGGCGGCATGATCTTTGATTTTAATGCTGACACTGGTGTTGATGGGGAAATTCCTCATGACGCTAACCTTGCAGAATACATTGAAGACAGGGAGTTGTATGGCCTTGCTTCGGAGCTTGTTGGCGCTTTTAAGTCTGACAAAGAAAGTCGTGCCGACTGGGAACGAACCTATATTGAGGGTTTGGATCTTCTAGGCCTAAAGCACGAAAACAGAACTACCCCTTGGGATGGCGCTTGTGGCGTATTCCACCCACTACTGACTGAGTCAGTAATAAAATTCCAATCTCAGGCTATACAAGAGCTTTTCCCTGCTGGCGGCCCAGTCAAGACATCTGTTGTCGGCGCTATGAGCAGTGACAAGGAGAAGCAAGCCAATCGAGTTCAAGATTATCTTAACTACTTGTTGACTGAGAAGATGACCGAGTACCGCTCAGAGACAGAGCGTATGCTTTTCTCTTTGCCTTTAGCTGGATCAGCTTTCCGTAAGGTTTATTTTGACCCCACGATGGGTCGGCCTTGCAGTATGTTTGTGCCTGCTGAAGATTTTGTTGTTAGTTATGGTGCTTCTGACCTTGTGACTTGCGAAAGAGCGACTCACATCATGAAGCGTAGCGCGAATGATATCCGTAAGTTGCAGATTAACGGCTTCTATGCGGATGTTGAGATTGCAGCAGCAGCACCTGACTACGATGATATCGAGCGAAAGTACAATGAGCTTACTGGTGACTCGGCTAATTACGATTTAGATTCTCGTCACACCATTCTAGAGATGATGGTTGACCTAGATTTGGTTGGATTTGAAGATACAGCTAAAGGTGAGCCTACAGGCATTCAATTACCTTATGTTGTTTCTATAGAGCTTGGCTCTAGAACCATTCTTTCGATTCGTCGGAACTGGTATGAGGACGATGAGTACAAGATGAAGCGTGAACATTTCGTTCACTACCAGTATATGCCTGGTCTTGGCTTCTATGGGTTCGGTCTTATCCACATGATTGGCGGTTTAGCTAAGTCAGCAACCTCTTTGCTTCGTCAATTGGTAGATGCTGGCACCTTAGCCAACTTACCAGGCGGCTTAAAAGCTAGAGGATTAAGAATTAAGGGTGATGACACCCCGATTATGCCTGGTGAGTTCCGCGATGTGGACGTTCCTGGTGGATCAATCAAAGAAAATATCAGTTTTTTGCCCTACAAAGAGCCAAGCACGGTCTTATACCAGCTTATGGGCGACATTGTAGAGGAAGGAAGGCGTTTTGCTTCGGCTGCGGACGTAAAAGCGGCGGATATGAACGCGGAAGCGCCTGTTGGAACCACTTTAGCGATACTAGAGCGGTCAATGAAGGTCATGAGCGCCGTTCAGGCCCGTATGCACGCCTCTATGAAGGTGGAATTGCGCCTATTAAGTGGAATTGTTCGTGATTTTGGGCCAGAAGCTTACCCATATGACGAAGAGTCCGAGCCTTTGGTCGGATCTGACTTTGATGACCGTGTAGACATCATTCCAGTCAGCGATCCTAATGCAGGAACGATGGCTCAGCGCATTATGCAGTACCAAGCAGCACTTCAACTGGCTCAACAAGCGCCTGAGATGTATGACTTGCCGTTATTGCACCGTCAAATGCTAGAAATCCTTAATATCCGTGATGCAGACAAGATCGTGCCTACGGATGATGACATGCAGCCTACAGATCCTGTAAGTGAGAACATGAACATCATAAATGGTAAGCCTGTTAAGGCATTTGCTTACCAAGACCATGAAGCTCACATACAAACTCACATGGCTATGGCGCAAGATCCTCAAGTGATGGAGGTTATGGGCAAGAGTCCTAACGCTAAAAAGGCTATGGCTGAAATGTCGGCTCACGTTCAAGAGCACTTGGCGTTTAAGTACAGGTCTGAAATTGAGAAGCAACTTGGCTTTGAGCTTCCACCACCAGGGGAAAGCTTGCCAGAAGACATTGAGTTCAGAATATCTCAACTTGCCGGTATGGCTGCCGATCAGCTTAAAGGCAAGAATCAGCAAGAGGCTCAGCAGAAGAAGGCTCAAGAGCAAGCTAAAGATCCTATTGTTCAAATGCAGCAAAAAGAGTTGCAGATTAAAGAGATGGCTGCTCAATCTAAGGCTCAATCAGACCAAGCTAAGCTTCAGTTAGAAGGGCAAAAGCTAATGGCTAAGGCCCAGCTCGATAAGCAGCGTCTTGATCAACAGATGCAGATAGAGCAAGGCAGGCTTGGCGCTCGTATCTCTGAAACAAATACACAACAAGAGCTTGAAGATCGACGTATTGCCTCGAAAGAACAACTTGATGGCTTAAAGATTGGTGTTGAGATTGCTAAGGATCTTATGAATGACTAACATTCATGACAATGTCTTTGACGTTTTAAAAAATGCGATTAGATCTCAAATGAACGAATATGCTGACCATGTTAGCGGTGGTGGCTGCAAAGATTACGGCGAATACGCCAAAATTTGCGGCATTATCGAGGGTCTAGCACTAGCAGAACGTGAGATTTTAGACCTCAAACAGAGGGCTGAATCGACGTAATT